AAATCCAGAAAAGTCTTTCTTTGGTCTTTCACGTTCACCAAAGGTATTGAGTGGTTTGTCATTTTGGTTACCCGAATCGGAGATACCATCTTGTGCTGATTGTTCAACATCATACAGTTTCATTTTAGAACGGTCGATACCGATAGTAAAACGTTTGAAATTGTTTGGATCGGAATAACGATTCTTCAACTGTTTAACCATAATCTGACCGAGTTCTTCAAGTTCTTCGGAAGAAACCAAGGCAAACATCATGTCAGCTGTCGCTGGCAAACCAAAACTCTCAGAGGTATCTTCAAGTCCTGGGTCTGAACTAGAGAAACCGGATCGTGTGGTTTGAGTTGCAGATACAATTGGTACTCCGGCTTCAACAGCAAGACCTCGCAATTCTTCGGCAATTGCTTTGACGTATGTATAGGAGTTAATATTGGCTGTGGCTTTGATTCTAGAAGAACAACAGATGTTGAGGTAATCAATAAAGATAATATCAGGCACAAAATTCTTTTTGAGGTTGAGTTCATTTAACAAAGTTCTGAAATGAGTGGCTGATGCTGATGCGGTCGGATACTCTTTGATAATCAATTTGCCAGTGGTCTTTTCACGCACACGTGCAATACGTGTATCATAAATGTCCTTAGGTAGATTCACCAAATCATCCAACTTGGTGTTCATCATGTTTGCATCTATACGTTCGGCGATTCTTTCTTCTGCCATTTCCATGGTGATGTATAGTACATTCTTACCCATCGCCAGAGCGCCAGCGGCAACGTGACACATAAAAAGAGACTTACCCACACCAGTCCCAGCAAGAGCAATGTTAAGAGTTTTACCAGGTAATCCACCCTTTGTGATTTTGTTAAAGAAATCCAGGTCGAATGGAAGTCTGTTTTCTTTTCTGTGGTAGAATTCATATCGTTCATCGGAGTTCTCCAAATAATCATGGCCAACGGAAGTATCAAAACTGATTGCCAGTGCATCAGATAGAATTTTAGGGATTGCACCCTTGTCATGTTCTTTGTCTTTACCTTCTAGGATGGAGATAGAACCAAGTACAGCATTGTAGATTGCCTTCTCTTGGCAAAACTTTTCTGTCTTGTCTACCAACCATTCTAACTTGGAGGTTTCTTGTCGTGTCTTTTCAATCTCTTGTAGACATTCATCACAATTAGTAACTTCATCTTCCGAGATATTACGTTTCTCAAAGACAGCCAGTTTCAGTGCTTCGACTGTTGGTGGTGAGTTGTATGTTTCTGTAAACGAATTGATTTCTTTGAAAAGCAACCGTTCGGCCGAGTCGGTAAAATATTCGGGCTTAATGAACGGTAGTACCTTTCTTACATATTCTTCATTGTAAATGAGATTCTTGAGAATCGTTTGTTCCAGCTTCATCAATTATTTCCTGTTCAACATTGGATGACATAATTTCTACCAATAGGTCACCAATGTGGTTTTTAAAGTCATCATCTTTTTCCAGCTTAGCTGGCTTCTTAACTGGTGATTCTAACACATCGTAAGCAAAAAGTAAATAGACCTGGTCATTTTCTTCCTTGAACTTAACTTTTCCGTATTTGAAAATGGTATCCTTGTAAGGACCTTCAAGCAAACGGATTTGAACCGTCTGCTTTTCGTCCTTGGGATAGATGAAACAATAATCTATGCCCTCAATCATGTTACTCTCCGTTCATAGTTTCAACATCAAATGTTTGTTCAACATCTGTTTCCATAATGTTGCCATGTGCAATCTGATATTTGTTTTCAACAAACTCACGGAAGGACTTTTGTTGTAGAATAGGCATCCAGAACTCTTTTGTGTCGGTGTCCTTCTCACGGTAGTTCTTTTCTTCAATAACACCGTCAGCATCAACACGTTGGTACCAACCGTTCTTTGGTTTCACCACATGTTTTGATTCAAGTGCAAGGTCGAGTAAGCCAGACCAAGTGCTAATGCCACCGTCAAAAGATACGCTGACAGGGATTTTAGATTTTTCTTTAACATAACGAGATTTTTCAACGTTGATAATGAAGTTGTAACCGGTAACTTCTGTACCGTCTTTCTCTTGTTGACGACCCAAGATGAAGATGTTGTCAGCGGAGTAGTATGAACCTGTACCACCACCAACGATATCTTTAGGGAACATACCGATTTCTTTGTATGTGTGGTTAACAACAATCATTGGAATGTCTTTCAATGACAAGTGTGGTGTCACCATACGGAACAAAGACTTGACTTGTTTAGCACGTGACATATCAGCAACTGATTTTTCAGCCAAGGCATCTTCAACTTCTTTCTTGGATGCCAAGTTACCAATTGAGTCGATAATGATAATCAACTTATCACCACGTTCAAGTTGTGTCAACTGAGCCATAACGTCAAACTTCAACTGTTCAATGTCGGTCAACGGTGTGTGAAGCACTCGTTCAGTATCAATACCGAAACTATCAAAGTAGGACTGAGGAGTACCAAACTCAGAATCATAGAAAAGAAGAGCAGCATCTGGATATTTGTCCAAGTATGATTTGGCCATCAACAAAGAAAAGGCTGTCTTAAAGTGTTTGGATGGACCTGCCCACATTGTAAGACCTGGTGTTAGACCACCGTCCAGTTTACCTGACAACGCAACGTTGATGACTGGAATTGCCGTTGGAATCATGTCCTTTGCATTGAAGAACTTTGATTTAGATAGAATAGCCGAATCTTTGATTGAACTATTCTTTTTGATTTTTTCTAATATACTCATATTTTCACCTTTTAAAATTTACCGCCATCCATCGGTTTCTTTTTGAACGAGAATGGTTCGTCATAATCATACTTATTCGCTGAATTTCCAGTGATGGGAGGCATTGTTTCACCGGTCATTTCATCTAAAATAAACACATTGTCTTTCTCCACCTGTATCTTGGAGTTATTTTCCTCTATCATTTCCTCAATCATAATGTCTTTTACACCCTTCGGATAATCCGGTTGAATCTTGGGTGCAACCATTGGTTGTGTATTTGCGAAATGAATGAATGGTTGTTTCAAGTATGCGTGTTTATCAACGTTATGGTTTCCATCATGCATCTCCTGTATGGACTTAATCATCAACGCATTTAAGTCGGCCTGTGTGATGAAAGTATTTGCTTGCTCTTCACAAGTTACAGCTTCAGGTAAAATACTTTCAATCTCTTGTGCGGTGATAGTTGCAGGTTCAGGTTCAACAACTAATTCTGTTGGTTGACCTTTCATAAAATCGTCCCACAGTTTATGGCCTTTTACTTCTGTAACTTCATGTCTCTTTGCAAGTGAAATGTTACCAGCAATCAACAACAGAATCGCCAATGGATCGAAAACAATAATGATAAGACCAATTACAAGCCTAACCGCTTTCTCGACAGTGCCCACTCCAGCTTCCTCACCATACGCCAAGGCTGCAACATATTTAATCGGTCCCAAATCCGCCTCTGCTTTTTTAAGCTCCACAGATAGTGGCGCAAGGATCTCTTGGTTGCCGGCAATGCTTTTTTGCGACTGTTCAATTTGTGATACCAAACGGCTACGGTCTTTCTGTTGGCTGCGGCGTAACGCTTGCGCTTGTAAGACACCTTTTTCATCCGTTGTGCGGCCAACTGTTTGGTCAACAATCGCATCAAGCTGTTTAAGTTCCTTGCGTGATTCTTCAATTGTTTCTCTCTCAACACGAATCTTCTCCTGTAATAATTCGACCTTAGACTGCAATGGTGATGTGTCACTGGAATGTTCTAAGTGTGCCTTAGACAAATAACCAAAGATACCCATAGATGTAATCAACATCAAAATGGTAACGGCAACAGACAGGTAACCTTTCAAAAGAATACCTGCATGATGCCAGTTACGATACAACCAAGATACTGTTACCAACTTGGACGATTCTAGTACCGCACCCATAATAACAACTGGCCAAAACGAACCAGGAAATATCTCAGCCAAACCAATGACAGAATAATAGGCCGCTACGGCAGATAGTGCAATAGCGGTTAAGAAAGTTAGGAAAATCATCCGAAAAAGTCCTCTAGTGAATTTGTTTTCTCAGCAGACCAACCCATACATTTCAAAATTACACTGATTGGTTCCAAGAATGCTTTGTCGAATTGTACGTCATAATTGATATAGTCGTCAAGCCCGAATTCTTTAGGAATTCTGGATGGGAAAGAAACCACATCCGACTTAAAGTGATTCGGCATTTTCAGATAAGTGAACTTTAACTTCTCACCTTCCTGAATCAATGGATACTTTTTGGTCAAGTTGTTCTGTTTGAGATAATGGTTGTATAGAATGGCACCACGAACATGAATAGGTGTACCTTTTTTAACCAATGTTACCGGATCATAATAAGTGGCAAGACCATTACAACCACGTGGGAAAGAAATCTCTTCCGCAGGCAACTTCTTAAAATCTTCTCTGAACTTGGCAATAAATGATTGAACCTCACCTTCTGTACCAGTCATCATCAACTTAATTGCAGCCTTCATCTTCACACGGATAGCAGAAGGTGTGGATGATTTAATCATTTCCAAACCCATAACTTTCATGTGAGGTTCTGCATACTGCACACCTTCGTTGTTGTATACGTTGAGTATGTAACGTTTCTTGGCAGTCCAAACACCTTTGTCGGATAGACCTTCACGTTTCATCTGCATCTTTTGTGCAAACGCATGTACGTAGTCGGCTAGTTCTTTGTATGATGCATCAATGTATGGTTCAATCTTGTCTTTACAGATTTTATCCATCAAGGCAATCACACGTTGTTTATCGGATTTATCTTTGATAAACTTGTCAACCAGTTCACCCATACGCAGGTAAATCGAATCGGTATCTGAGGCAATAATATAGTCAACACCTTCGGTGCCGAGTAACTTGCTCATCCATGCATTTACTTTTGCTTCGATCCAACGAATTGAGAGCTGGCCTGCCGTAGTAACTCCAAGTGCCATGCGTAGGTCATAGAACCTAAAATACTGACTTCCCAAAGCGCCGTAAGCGGAGTTGAGTGAAACTTTTTTAGCGAGTTGTAGATTATTAAACCTGGCGATTCGTTTTTCAATGTCGTAGAGTTTACTTGTGTCTTTTTCATCTTCATATTCCTGTTGAGCCTTAAGCATCATCTTTTTGAATTTCTTACGGTCTTCATACATTTCTTCCATCATCGCAGGCAAGAAACCAATCTTGTCTGTACGGAAGAATTGACCGTTAGGTGTAATTGTTGCATCAACCAATCTGGACGTATCCACTTGTTTCTTCAACATCTTATCAACAGATACTCCATCAGAAATAATCTGACGCATTTCATCAGTGTAGTTTTCTGGTGTGATTAACGTTTCTGGAGAAATATTGTATTGCATCATCAAATGAGGATACAAAGAGTTCAAGTCAAACGATGCAACCCAATCGTGAGCACCAGATTGAACTTCTTTAACGTATGCACCTTCGAACGCAGCATCTTTGTCTTGTGTCTCACGTGGAGGAACAATGATACCTTTGTTTAACAGGTAAGAATACGTCATAGAATCCCACATACGAGTTTGTGCAAACACATCTTCGTAATTACACTTGGTATCATATGCAAGGGTTAGAGCCAATTCAACCAACTTCAATTTATCTTCAAGTCGGATAACCAATCGAACGTCTTTAATGTTGTATTCGATATACTTCTGATAATCGAACTTATACAACTGGTGCAAGTTATCATATTCATCATACGATAACTTACCTTCACCGAGTTCCACTTGTGCAATGTGGTCTAGACGATACGATTCCTGTGACTTACCACCTGGCGCATACCATTTGTAGAGTTCAATATAGTCGAGTGATTCAACACCAACCATACTGTATGCAATGAGTTGACGGCCATTAATAATGGTCTTACGTTCTGTAATGTAATTCCATGGAGACAACTTCTTAGTTTCATCTTCACCGAGAATCTTACGGAAACGA